AATTACTTAAGGAGCACATATGAAACATTCAGATATATCAAAAGACAAGCCGATGATGGAAAAGGTTGCTCAGAAAGCCGTCAAAGGCCATGAGGTCAAAATGCACGGCGTTAAGAAAATGGCTAAGGGTGGGAAAACCAACCTTCAGATGAAGCAATTAGGTCGTGGGATGGCAAAAGTTGCCAATCAAAAATCCTCATCTTTTACATATAAAAACGCAGGAAGGGGTCGATAATGTTTAATCAACCTAAGCCCGTGCCGGTTCCAAATACTGGGGGATACCCTAATAACGTGCCTAATACGCAAACCCAGAAAACTCGTGGTACTGGGGCAGCGACTAAGGGTACGGGCCACAGCAAAAAAATGGGGTAAGTTGTGAACTACTCGACGTTGTTTCAGACCATACAAGCCTACGCTGAGAATAACTTCCCAGATACGGTGGTCGCAACTACCACTGCTACGACGACATCTTTTCTCACAAAAGATCAGGTGGACACGTTTATTCGTCAGGCCGAGCAGAGGATATATAACAGCGTCAACCTCCCGGTAATGCGGGAGAACGTAACTGGTACTTGTACAACAGGTAATAGGTTCTTAGCCACGCCCACAGATTGGCTTTCCACGTTTTCATTGGCTCGAATCAATGCTAACGGCAGTTACGATTACCTGCTAAATAAAGACGTTGAGTTTATTCGGGAGTCTTTCCCCATTCCTGCTACTACAGGCGCTCCCACTCATTACGCTATTTTTGATGAGAATACGTTCATTTTAGGGCCGACTCCAGACGCAGACTACACTATGGAGTTGCTTTATTACGCCTATCCGGCATCTATTGTTACGTCGGGTACAACTTGGCTTGGGACTAACTTTGATTCTGTTCTTCTTTATGGTTCATTGTTAGAGGCATATGCGTTTATGAAGGGTGAGAAAGATGTCAATGACAACTATGTAGCCCGGTATAATGAAGCGCTTGCCATGTTGAAACAACTTGGCGAAGGCAAAGACCGTCAAGATACATACCGTACAACTCAAGCAAGGGTTCAAGTCCGATGAGCACGATGAGCGAAGTAGCCTTCCTTTTAGGGGGCAGTCAAGTCAAAGTATTAACAACTTCTGGTCGTGGTTTTACGCCAGAGGAAGTTGCAGAACGGGCCTTAGATAAAATTATTTCTGTAGGCTCGCAGACACATCCTGCCATTCGAGATCAGGCAGAGGTGTTTAAAGATCAAATCCGTCAGGTTTTGGTGTTTTATATGAAGGAAGCCATTAAGTCGCATCATACGACGTTGGCTATCAAGTTCAGGAAAGCAGGACATCCTGAGTTTATTAAACTTTTAGATGAATAAAGGAGCCTAACATGGCTATTACGCAAGCAATGACCACCTCGTTTAAAGCAGAACTTCTGCTTGGGGTGCATGATTTCCGTCCAACAGGTCAAACTGGAGCAGATGCGTTTAAACTTGCTTTGTATACATCCTCAGCCTCATTGGATGCTAATACAACTGCTTACACCGCTTCTAACGAAGTTTCGTCTACCAACACCAACTATACGGCTGGTGGTCAGGCTTTAACCAACACGGGTGTAACGGCAACCAACATTAACGCCAACACCGGCACGGGTTTTACTGACTTTTCCGATGAGACGTTTACTAACGCTAACTTTACTGCTCGTGGCGCTTTGATTTATAACACCACGCCTTCAGCAAACAGTAATGCTAATACTACGTTGACCAATGCATCGGTTTGTGTGTTGGACTTTGGTGCTGACAAAACCGCTTCGGACGGTGACTTCACCATCATTTTCCCAACTAACGACGCATCAAACGCAATTATTCGTATTGCTTAATTAACAAACCTCCCCTAAAGGACAAACTATGATTGGCTGGGGGTTAGGGCCTTATGGGGAGGGTAACTTTGGTGAGGGCGAGCCAAATGCGTTAATTAACGCCACTGGGGTTGAAGCCGTTGGTGAAATTGGCGTTGCTTTTACTAGGCAGTCTGTTGATGTTGAATTAACTGGGGTTCAGGCAGAAGGCGTTTTAAACGCCCTTCCTCCCCTTGCTGGTTGGGGTATTGGTTTTTGGGGTGAAGGCGCTTGGAGTGTAGGTAACCCAAATATCATAGTAAGTGTTACTGGAGTTGAAGCACACGCAGAATTAGATCCGGTAGGCGTTGCAGCAGGTTCCGAAGTTGAGCCAGCAGGGTTACAACATACTGTTGATCTAGGACAGGTAGAGATAACTGCCGCTGCTAATGCGCCTGTATTTGGTGTTGAAGGTAGTGGTGAGGTTGGGACAGTATTTGCCGGTGCTAAAGCAAACGTACCGGTTACTGGAGTTGAAGGGGTTGGAGAGACTGGAGTTGTTGCATTTGCCATTGAAGCAAATGTATACCCAACCGGGGTACAAGGTAACGGAGAAGTAGGCGAAACAGAAGAAGAATCTGCCTATTATGTTACCGGGGTTCAGGGTTCTGGCGCTGTTGGTTCTTTAAAAATTAGCACCGATGTTAATTACATCGGTTGGGGTTCAGGCCCGTGGAGCCGTGGTGGTTGGGGTGAAGATTTACGTGGGACAAACGTAGATCCTGTATCTGCTACTGGTCAAGTTGGTTCTGTTGTAGTTCGTACTCTTGCAAATGTATTCCCGGTTGGTGTTGAAGGTGAGGGTCAACTTGGCGAGGAAGAAGTAAATGCCAAAGCCAATGTGCAACTTACGGGAGTAGAGGGTGAAGGACAGGTAGGGCAAGTAGTTGCTAAAGCCGAGTCAAATGTAACCGTAACTGGGGTTCAAGCCTCTGGAGAAGTTGGAACTGTACGGGCTACTTTTGGGTACTACGTCACCGGGGTTCAAGGTAATGGGCAGGTTGGAACCGCAAATATAGTTGGTAAGGTAAATGTCTATCCGATAGGGGTTGTTGGTTCTGGGTTTATTAATTCTGTTGGGATTAGCACTAAAGGAAATATTACTCCGGCGGGAGTTCAAGCCGAAGGTGAACTTGGTCAAGAAATTGCTGAAGGTAGTTCTAATTCTCAGGTCACAGGACTTGAAGGTACTACCGAGATAGGGTCTACAAATGGATGGGGTGTAGATGCATGGGGTGATTTTGGGTGGGGTCTTGGAGAAGTAAAACCTGTCACAGTAGTCACCAACGCTAATGTTTATCTCGTAGGGGTTATTGGAACAACGCAGTTAGGTGAAGTTGAAGAAAGTAGAACGGCTAATATACCGGTAACTGGGGTTTTAGGGACTTCACAACTTGGGCAAGTTGTTCAAAAAACTGTTAATAGAATTCCTGTTTCTTTGCTACAGGCGACGGGTTCAGTAGGTAGTGTTGTAGTAAGAATCCCAGAAAGTGTATCTGTAACAGGGGTTCAAGGGCAAGGGCGTGTTGGAAAAGTGCTGATCTGGAGTAAAATTAATCCTAATCAGAACCCCAACTGGATACCTGTTAATGATGTACAAACACCAAATTGGTTGCCGATAGCGGCATAATTTTTAAGGAGTAAAAAATGGCAAGTACGTACAGTAATTTAAAAATTCAACTTATGGCTACCGGGGAAAACTCGGGGACATGGGGTAACGTCACTAACGATAACCTAGGAGTAGCGTTAGAAGAGGCTATTGTTGGCTCGGAAAATGTGACTTTTGCTAGTGGCACAGTTACCTTAACTTTAACTAACACTAACGCCTCACAAACAGCACGTAACTTACGTCTTAATTTGACAGGCACTTCTGGTGGCGCACAAGACTTAATTGTTCCTGCCATCGAGAAGGTTTATATAATTAATAACGGTTGTGCTGACACAATCACTGTTAAGAACTCTACCGGTACAGGTATTGCGGTTCCGGCTGGTAAGACTATGTATGTATATAACGATGGCACTAACGTCGTTGATGCAGTTACTCATTTAACTTCATTAACTTTAGCAACTCCACTTCCTGTTGCCTCTGGTGGTACTGGGTCAGCCACAGCCGCTTTTTCTGGCGCAAACATAACATCCCTAAATGCATCAAATGTATCCTCTGGGTTATTAGCAGTTGCACAAGGCGGGACAAATAATGCGTTCTTTACAGTTAGTGGCCCCGCTTCTTCAGCAAAAACATATACATTCCCAAATGAAAATATGTCGGTTGGTTATAGAAATGTTCCGCCAGTAGGAACTAAGACAGGCTCTTATACTCTTGCTACAAGTGATGTTGGTGAGTATGTCCAAGTTGGCTCTGGAGGATCAATCACAATCCCTGATGCAACTTTTGCAGAGGGAGATGCAATTTCAATTTTTAATAATACTGCGGGCAATATTACAATTACTTGTTCAATCACAACCGCCTATATTGCAGGTACAGATTCGGACAAAGCAAGCGTTGCCCTTGCAACTAGGGGTGTAGCAACTATTCTGTTTATCTCTAGCACGGTCTGTGTAATCACAGGAAATGTGAGTTAAATTATGAGCGGAATCCAATTATTGTTTGTTGGAGCAAAAAAACCTGTATCGTTTATTTTGGCAAACGGCGGTACAGTAACTACAGATGGTAATTTTAAGGTTCATACCTTTAATGGATCTGGTACGTTTGCTGTTTCTTCTGTTGGCACAGGGGCTGCTGGAAGCGACAAGATTGACTATATCGTTGTCGGCGGTGGCGGTGGCGGTGGCGGTCAAAAAGGTGGCGGTGGAGGTGCTGGGGGGTACAGGGATGCAACAAATGCCACGGTTACTGCAAGTAATTACACGGTAACGGTTGGTGGTGGCGGTGCTGGTGGCCCATATCTAGGTAATACGGGAGGTGCTGGTAGCCAAGGAACAGGGTCATCACTTAACGGAACGGGAATTTCAACCTCTACTACCGGCGGTGGGGGTGGAAGTAGTGCCAACGCTAATGGTTCAAGCGGCGGATCAGGGGGCGGCGGAGCAAACGGTAATAATGGATTTAACGGAACTTCAGGCGAAGGGAACGCTGGCGGTGGCTCAACAGGTTCAAGTGGTGGTGGCGGTGGTGGAAAATCCAATTCTGGATCTGCTGGCCCCGGGGGCACCGGTGGTAACGGACTTGCATCGAGTATTACTGGGTCATCGGTAACAAGAGCCGGTGGTGGCGGTGGCGGATCAAGCCAAAACGGATCACCGGGAAGCGGTGGTACTGGGGGTGGTGGAGCAGGACAATCCGGCAATACTGCCGGAACTGCGGGTTCAACCAATACCGGAGGCGGCGGTGGCGGTGGCGGTAACGTAGACGGATCGTTTGGCGCTCTTGGAGCCGGTGGTGCAGGAGGAAGTGGAGTTGTAATTATTAGATACCAATTTCAATAAATAAAAAGGTAAACAATGAATGTAGAAATAAAAGATTTTATTGGGGTCTATGACGATGTTTTCTCTAAAGAGAATTGTTTAAACGCTATTGATTTTTTTGATTCAACGGCAAAAGCAGGATTTTCTCATACGAGGCAAGAACACGAAGGGCCAGAAGTTACAAAAGGCATGAAAGAAGATTTGATGATGTTTTCGTGCGATTATGTGCAGCACTTAAATAATCAAATTGATACAGCGTTTAAAGAGACTTTATGGGGTTCAGTTTACCCGCACTATTCAAATGAGTTTCATGTAATTAAAGAATCAGGCGCACACAACATATATTCAAATAAATTACAAAGAACAAACATAGGTCAAGGCTACCATGTTTGGCATTATGAAAGCAGTGTAAGAAGTACAAGTAATAGGTTATTAGTTTATATGGTGTATTTAAATGATGTTGAAGAAGGTGGAGAAACAGAATTTTTGTACTACCCAAGGAGGGTCAAACCAAAAACTGGTCGAGTTTTAATTTGGCCTGCAAGTTTTACTCACACACATAGAGGCAATCCGCCCATAAGTAATTCAAAATACATTATGACAGGATGGATTGAATTTTAATCATGGCACACTTTGCAAAAATAGACAATCAGACCAACTTAGTTTTAGAAGTTATCGCTGTAAATAATAGCGACATTGGCGACTTACCGTTTCCACAAAGCGAATCATTAGGTATTGAGTTTTTAGGGCCGTGGGATACACCCGGAACTTATTGGAAACAGACTTCATATAACGGGAACTTTAGAAAAAATTATGCCGGTATAGGATACACATATGATGCGGATTTAGATGCATTTATTCCACAAAAACCATACCCATCGTGGTCATTAAATCAAACTACGTGTACATGGGATCCTCCTGTGCCATCTCCAACAGACGGGAAAAATTATCAATGGGACGAATCAACATTGTCTTGGATAGAGATCTAATATGAAAACAGTAATTGAAGCGCATAAGGCAGACGGGGTAAAAGTCTGCCGCTCGGAAGAAGTCCACGTTTGTGCCGCCTGTGGGTACGACTTGGATGAGGCTGAGTTAACGGCTGACACCTGCTCCGACTGTGGCGCACCCTTGAAGTTAAGAAAGTCCGTATCGGTCTGGGCTACATCTGTACCTAAAGCCGGTGCTAAGACTTGGGGTCAGACTTAGGAATAGGAATGAATCTTGGCAGATATAGATCCAATACTGACTGCGGCAAAAGGTGCCACGCAGGGAATCAAATCGGCGATTCAGTCAGGCAAGGAGTTGTCGTCTGCGGTAGATGATATTCAGCGTCTAGGTGTAGCCGAGTTACAAGCCAAGCAGGCGTTTAAACAAAGGCAGCGGGTTGTTACAGGCGATACCACAATAATGACCGCCTTCGCTGAGTGGCGCAGATTAAAGCAAATTAAAGAAGCAGAAAACGAATTAAAGGATCAGTTAATAGAGCGGTACGGCAAGTTTGAAGCCGAGAAGGAATGGGCTGAGA